AGGTAAGGAGTATTGTTACAACCACAGTAAATTTTCCGATGCTCCCATGCGTGGAAGGCTTGGAGAAGACAACCCTAATTTTGGGAGGGTGTTGTCTGAGGGGCACAGACAAGATATATCCAACACGCTAAAAGCACAATACGCGGGGATACCAGAAAACCACCCTAGGTATGGTACTACGCACACTGAAGAATCGAAGCAAAAAATGAGGGAAAATAGGACAGGAGTACACGCAGGAGAAAATCATTACCGTTGGTTAAATTAATTATTTTATATATTACTTGTGCTTTCATTCCTACCCCCTTAGTTATTAATCTACTGAACAAATGTATTATACACAGGCGTGGGTAGGTAGTGCAAGTATTTTTAAAGAAAAACAAAAAGCCCACCGAAGTGGGCTCTAAGTACTTGATTTTACTACTAAGCTCCTGCGGAACCGTAAATGCCAAGGGGATCGCTATACCCGAAGACATATCTCTCACGCGCTTTATACCTCATGTTCCCGGAATCAAAATCTCCTTCGAAAGAAGTAGACAAAGGAACACGAATAAAATGCTTCAGCCCGTTAGGGATGTCAGTGGTCAGGAACCACGCGTTAGTATCGGTCAAGAAGTGGTTGATGGTATAACCTTCAGGAATTGCGCCGTTGTTCTTCAACGCATTGATGTCGTTATCAGTGGTACCTACCCGGAGGGAAGTCTCAAGAATACGAGTAGCAACGAATTGCAACGCTGGAGGGATCACCAACTTCTTCGGTTTAGCAGCGATCAACAGACCTTGCTCATCAGTCCATGCAGCGATCTGAATAACAGCGTTCTCCAAAGCAGTTTCGTTCAAGTCACTAGCTACTGTAGGAATGTTGCTGTTAACACCACCGTTAATGAGTGGATGAGAAGCAGAGCACAATACCACACCATCACCACCAACAGTACCAGAGAAGGCGTTATTCAACACGTTAGCAGCTTTTACTTGCTTAGTGTATGCCATACTCCGGGCCAATGCTTTGGTATAACGTGCTGACAAAGTATCATACAAGTTATCTTCCATCGCTTCTTCGGTGAGGGAGAAGCCCAAAGCAATCGTCTCGTGGTTGTATCGAGCGGTCCATGCTTCTTGTGCGTTTTGGTAAGCGATTGCATTACCTTCGTACTTGGTTGGTGCGGCGGAGAAACCAGAGAGTTTTGTTTCTTCTTCAAAACTACGCTCAGAAGTCTCGATTTCATAAATTTCTTTATGTTCTTCTCCATACCGTTTATATTCCAGACCGAACAAGGCGTTCAGGCCCGGTAAAAGTTCTTTCTTTAGTTGTGCGCGGCTAATTGCCATAATTCAAATCTCCTTAAATGCCTGTTGGGTTAGTGTAAGAGTGGGACAGTGGATTAAACTTAACCAGTACATCAGTATAAGCATCACCAACTGTAGAAGTAGTAGACTCCACAAAATCCACAATCCTAAAAGCAATCCCGGAAGTTACTGCGGTTGTAGCGCTAAGGGCGGTAGTTGAATTGCCAGTAGTTAGGCTACCTGTAGAAGTAGATTGTACCGCTGATAGTGGCACGTTAGCGCCCAGCTCTGCTTGTACCAAAGAACCTGCTGATTGTGCTTGGAACAAAACCCTATCATCATCTACAACATATGCCATAGCATCAGAAGCTACAGTGCCTGTAGGCCAGTATTGCGAGAACACCTTAATCTTCAAGTTAGGATCGGTATACGTACATCCTACAAACACACCTATCGTACCAGCTACGAATGGGCTAGCCGCGCTACCAACGGTGAGATTGATTTCAACCGTACCTGCTGTCGCAATATTTACGATACTGCCATTATATATATTCGCTCCATAGGCGGAAGCGATCTTGATTTGTCGAGTACTGCCTGCGTATGGTAAACCACCAATAAGGTTTACGGGCCTAAGGCCGTATGGTGCTGCGGTTGTTGCCATTTAAAATCTCCTAGTTATCTACTACCTGATCCGAATGTTGTGGTAGACTTGCGCTCTGAAAACAAAGGCATACGTCTATCACTCTCTTTCATAAAGTTATTGTCAATTGCGTTAGTTTGTTCTTGCGTCTTTTTGTTGTAGTAGGCGTTCCGTTGCTCGACAAAAGCTTCGGGTATTTTACACAACATCAACCCACCAACTTCGATGCGTCCTTTGTCGTTAGCATCATTAGTGAACAATTGTATTTCTGGATGGTCCGAAAGCTGTACTGGCTCCCAACCCTCTCTAAGCTGTGAAGAAACATTCTTAGCGTCAGCTTGACCCAACATGCTAGTGCGAACCCAACGATACGCCCAACCCGGTACTTTATTAAACATCGGCAAGAGTTCTGCCGGAGCCCACGATGTGGCTCGTTCAAATTTAGGTCGCGTAGTCATTTCTCTTGTTGCCCTATTGTCATGCTTAATATCATCTGCCGCCATTTGAATTCTCCAATTTAATTTGTTCTCTTGCGTACTGCTCAGGCGTTAACCCAAACTTCTTAGCGATAGCCAGTTGTGTTTTGCTGAGGTGTACTTTTTTAGGTGCGGTACTACGAGTAGCAGAGGCTACTACATTAGTCGGTCTATTGCGCGGAGTGGAGGTTGCTCCAACATCCGTAGTGTCGTTCTCAAATTTCTCTGGGAACCTTCGGCGCATTGTTTCATCAATACGTTTGTAATACGCTGGAGAACCGGGGGCTATCCCTTCTTCCAAAATTAATTTCTTATGCAGTCCCTCAGCCGCTGCGGTCATCTCAACGTCTCTACGGAACCAAGGATTCCTAGAGTGCCAAACAAGGTCATCGTGAGTGGCCTCAGACGGGGGGGTCTGTTCAGGTTGTATATATACACTATTTTCTGGCGTTTGTAAAGTATTTTCAAACTGAGGTTTGTAGTTATCTGCTTGTAACTTCTGGAGTTGTGCAGAATTTAGCCTTACTTGCGCTGCTATAATCTTATCAGCATCGCCGGAATCATAGGCTTCTTTGTACTCTCGCTTGGCGGCTTCCATTTCCCCACCAGTAGCATTCTTAAGCGTAGCAGCATAAGCCTGTTCTCCAAATACAAGGTTATTCTTGAGCTGTTTGTTTTCCTCGATAATAGAAGATGCAAACTTTACTGCCTCAATACGCTCCCTATCAGCGGCTTCTTTTGCGCGTCGCTCATCATGCCAAACCTTCTTTAGCTGCGCCATCCTTTCTTTAACTTTGTTGGAATACTCACCTAGATCATCCTTTTCCAAATCCTCCACAACTTCTTTTGGTAGTGGTTTCCTATTACGATCTTCTACGGGAGTATCATCAACTTCTACAACCTCAACTACCTCAGGCTCATCCGTCGTAATATCTAACACATCTTCTGCTTCGGGACTTTCATATTCGTCAGTCATTTACTTCTCCTTTTATGCGCCTTGTAGACGGGGTACTGCATCAAAAAATCTATCACTATTTCGGTTGCCCTTCTTTAAATTCCATGCCGCTGGAACTACCTGTATATTCGTGTACTCATTAGTGCCTCCTAAACTCACAGGTATAATATGATCCACATGCCACTTAGTTCCAAGCATATTCTCACGTAATTTTGACAATCGTTGAGCTTCTAGCAACACAAACCAATCTAGCTCGGATAATGGAGTAGCAAGTTTTACCCTGCGCCCTGATTGCCATGAAGCATAGTAGGCTCTACCAACTTCTGTCTTTGCCCATTGTTTCTTGCGTTCGTTATCTCTAAGTTTATTATTTTTGCTCCATTCCTTTTTCCTTGCGGCATCTGTTTCCTTATGGGTACGCTGATACTCTCTGCTAATCTCATTCAGCCGTTCTTTGTTATTGGCGTGATAATTAGCTCGGGATAGCTTTATGCTCTCTTTATGTATGGCGCGATGTTTATTAACACATGATTTACAACGAGTCTGCAAGCCATCCTTTTCTCGTTTGTGCTTGTGGAATTCATTCAAAGATTGCTCCACTTTACATGTCTGGCATCGTTTATGCATAATCAAGCCCTTGAGTAACCCCTAGGATCGTCTACTGTAGCAGTAACGGTGTCATCGTTAATAATTCTGAACTCCACACCATGTATCTTAATACGTGTACCAGCATAAGCAGGGGTAACCACGAAGTCTCCTTCTTGGCACCAAGCACCTGTTGGGAACTTCTGTTCATCTTTGTAGCACATATCTCCCATCTTAAGTACATACAAAACAACCGTCGAGTTCTCTTCAACCTGCCTAGTATTCCCCGCCTTCAGGATACCACTCTCATATTTATCTTCAATCTTAGGTACGCCACACAGGATGCGGTAACCTTTGGGGTCAGGGAGTTGTGTAGCAGAAGTAATTTCCCCTGTTTCCTCCACGCTCTCCACTTCCGGTACTACCAAATCTACTTTGGGTTTGGTTTTATCCCACTGTGATGTTTTCTTATTCGTCATCTCCATCCTCCCGTAAGCTACGTAGCCTCTCTGCAATAAACCCTGTTACAGTCATGAGCCCTAGAATCTTGCCGCAGGCTTGTTGGTATTGCGCGTAATCCTTGACACACCCAGTACCCAGATGCTCTACAATTATCATGCGCTCCGCCTCGATCTGTTTAGCCAAGTCAGTAAGCGTTTCTTTCATTTACTTCTCTCCTTTAGGTTGTTGTTTCTGCGCTTCTTTTTGTGTTTGTATCTGTTCTCGCTGCACTTCTATTTGATTATTATTGTGTGCTATCTGTGCCCCAAGTTTACTACCCTCCATCATAAATTTAGCTTCGTTAAGATCATTGTCTAACTTCTTCTTGTGCTCTACTTCATCCAGCTTAACCCCCATCTGTGCCCCGGCAATGCGCTCCTGCGACTCTATACGTATCTTATCAATAGCTATACGAGCCTTATCCATCTCAATATCCGCTGTGGACTTCTGAGCTTTAATCTCCAGTTCTTTCTCTTTAATCTCCAGTTCTTTCTGCTGCATCTGGATAAGTGGGTCTTGTTGTTGCTGCTGGGCTTGTTGTTGCTGCATCTCTGCTTGATTCTTCTGAGCTAGTTGTTGTGCTGCCACCGCCATGAGGCGTGATATTTCTGTCTCAACATCTTCAGGCAATACTTCATCCATACCGGGTAGTGGTACTCCTAACTGCTCTTCAATCTGCTTACGGTATTTAAACGCTATATGTTCGTTCTTATGAGCCATCGCTGCGGCCATAATACTCTGGGCTTGGGGGTTCTGGCCTATCATTTGGGCTGTCATCGGGTCTTGAATGAAGCTATCCAGCACAGCTAGATGCGCGTCGTGGTCTTGCGTGATGTAGGCTTTAACCGGCTTACCATTCAACAACGCCATATTCTCAGATACAGGGTCGGTTGGTTTGTGGTCCTCTGTCGCGGGGATAAGCTTACCAACATTCTTAATACCTAACACATCAAGCATCTGCCGGTTAAGTTCTGGTAAGTCATATATCTGGGGATTAGCTTGAGCCATCTGCATCACTGCTTGATATTGAACCACCTTCTGACTCATTGTAGCGGCATTAGGGTCACTTACTGGGATAACCTCAACCATATCATAGTCAGACTGACGGGCTTTACGGTCACCTGCTTCAGGGTCATATGCATATTCATCAGGCGCGTAGTCTCTAATAATAGCGGACAACAACTTAAACTCCTGCCGCATAGACGAATGTATCCGTGCCTGTACTGCCCCCATAACCTTCAAGCTACGTTCGAGAACTGCGAGAGTTGTGCCTACCGGAGAGTTAGCCGACATATCAGCCAAAGCCAAGTCAGCGGAACCCGCCATCCTGCGTCCATCTTCTACAATCTCATTCTTCAATAAAATCAATGCAGATGAGGGCTCTTTATATGGCAGTGGCATAATGTTATCGCGCAATGCCCCACTAGGTACATCTACGTCTCTGAATTCCCCGGGGGATATTGGTGTATCATCACCCTTTACACGTAACCCACGAGTCTTATACCCACCCGGTAGATTAGATAACGTACCAGAATCAACTACTTGTCGTGTAAGAGATGTAGCGCTCTTTGCTGAACCTCCGATAAGATGTATAAGTCCCAGATGGTAAAACCCAAATCCCGGTACATATCCATAATGAACGAAATGCTGCCGTTTCTGTTTAGTCTTGTCGCCTTCTACCCAATTACGCCTAATAGCGAGTACCTTGGTTGTGCCTTGGTCTATAGTTACTACATAAGGAAGTGCGATACCTGTAGGTTCCCCATCATCGTCTAAATCCTCAAACCCTTCTAAATCCCAGTCTACATGCATCTCCAGAAGCTTAAACCGATCATCCATCGTGGCACTAAAGCCCATCTTTTCAGCGATCTTCTTCTCTACTTCTTCAATAATGTGCGACGGTTCCCCCAAATCAATATCCGCATAGAACCCAGCGACCTGTAGCTTCCTTATCTCATTCTCGGTCTTACGCATTACGTGGGTTACGCGAGGTGCTGTAGCTAAACTAGACGCTCCATAAGGCACTACAATATCTTCTGCGGGCACAAACAACGACACCTGTCGATCTAAGCTTGGGTCAAAATATACTTTCTTGAATGCATTACCTGCAAGCCCCAAACCCCACAACATCTTCTCGTGCTCAGGTCTATACTCAGGCATCTTCTCCGTGAGCTGGTAATTCATATCCTCTTTTACGCGAGCTGCAGCTTGGTCTTTTTCTTTGGTCTGTTTGCCGATGATCTGTGTTTTTACAGGCCCTGCTGCGGGGAATGTTTCGGTGATAGTCTCTGCTTGGAACTTAACAAGCGACTCAGTAAGCAATGGGTGGAATACATTACAGGCACCAATCCACGGCTCTGTGCGGTCTTCTAGCTTAAGGCCAAGTAATTGTAACCCGTCAACATAAGTTGTTATCCAGTCTTTGCGGGAGTTTTCGTCAGCGGTGTAGTCTTCAATCAGTTCACTAGCTAGTGATGTGAGGATATTATCATTAATATAGTCTACGAGGTTGGCGCTGAAATCATCCGGTCCTTCCTCTTCAGGTTCTAATATTACATCAAGTCCCTCTGCGTGTATGGCGACGCTTTCAGGGTCTTCTATTTCAATCTCAAGTTCCGGCGATTCTGTTGAGGGTGCGGCTTGTGGTAGTTGGTACAGCCCTTTATCCATCATATTTTAGTTTCCTGTGTCATCGCTTGTTGATATAATCCGGCATACTTACCTTTGATGCAAGTTAAAATTGCTTGTGCTATATCGGTGTAGTTAGGGTCCTCTTTAAGTAGGAATGCCTCTAACAATTCTTCGGATGTATAAGTCATTAATCTTTCCTGCATCTCTATATATTCCATCAATAATACCCCTCATGTCTTTGGCTACGGAATTGCGGCTCTTCATCTTCGTAATCCGAGGGCAGTGTAATAAACCCTCCAGTCCTAAATCTTCGTAGTGCTAGTGATGTGCTATCGACCATATCATCATGAGAACCAACAGGGAACTGAGCGCATTCTGTAATAACCTCTTGGGCCCATTGGCGGTCTGTGGGTGCCCAAACCATCCCTGAAGATAATATATCGCTTACTGCATGAACACGGGCTATCTTATTATCCCCCTTTCCGGGGGTGAAATCCTCAACTGGTATACCCATAGCCCTGAACTCTTGCACAATTTGAGCACCTGCTGACTTCTTTTCTACAATAAAACAATCGGGCTTCCACTCTTTATACTCAGCGATCATCTTAGCCTTGAGTTCCGGGAATTCCATACGTGCTTTCCACGCGTTTAGCAAAATAATATTCGCTATGGGCTTGCCAGTATCAGGATTTTCTTGGTAGAATACACCCCATGTTGTTA